CAACATCAATAATTAAATAATCAAACTTAGAAATAGAAGCTTCTTCTAAAATAGAATCCAATTTTCTAACATTAACCTTAATAGTTTTAATTGGTGGCAACTTATTAATTGGTGGCGCACCATGTATGCTAGAAATTTTTGATTCAATTCCCAATGAAGAGTAACTTTCATAACTCAAATCATCATCACTTAGGTCACTGAAATCTATCAACTCAAAATCTACATCATCAGATTCTTCATACGAACATGCATATTCATAAATTTCATTACCAACCTCCCTATGTTGTTCAGCAAATTCTGGATTGGGTTCAACACAAATACATCTCCACCCAACATTTTTAAATGGTTTTGACTGAGATATGAAGTTTGGTCCAGCTGCACCAACCTCAACCATTATTCCATCAACTTTGTTATTAAAAAACTTTTCAAGAACATAATTAGATAACATTTTCTTCTCTCCTAAAAATAAAATTCTATACCATAATCCAAGAAAAAATTAAAATCATCAATATAAAGATCTTTTACTTTTTTTCTTACTTCTGGATTTTCATAGAATCCAGAATAATCGGATGGAAATACTCCATGAATCCACCACTCATGTGGAGTTACCTGACCAGCATTTATGGTATTTAACAATTCCCCCTTTGGAGTCATGTGTTTAATATGATCAACATCTTTGACTCCTGAAGATTCAACTATTTTCTTAATTACGGCATCATCTTTCTTCAACGAATCATAATCTAAATTGGTGCTCAATCCTAATTTAGATAAAGGTTTTGAATATGCTTCAGGCAGATCTTCAAGGAGAATAATATCATCAAATCCACTCTCTCGCAGATTAAATGTTTGTTGTCTAACATGAACATCACCAGTCCTTGTCAGTTTCTCATTCAATACTTCAAGAACAAATCTCTCAAAACTATAATCAATTACAGATTCCTTTGTGAAATTAAATATATTTCTAGGATCTCTATTTGCAATCTCTTTACCTCTTCTTAAAGGTGTCATAGTCGCAGTGCTTGGAAGACCACGATTCCACCACATCACCCCGTTGATATCAACAAAGTGTCCAGCATAAAGACTGACAATTCTGTCATAGGGATTTCTTCCTTGATAGAAGATGTAATCACTATCAACCATAAGGTCTGACCATACATGCTGTGCCAATTGACAACCACACTTTGGTGCAGACCAACAATGTTTTCCGACTCTGTACATACTACTTTGTTTGTAAATCTGTGTTTTTTATAAACCAATCATAGGTTTTTTGCAATCCCTGAGAAAGTGTGTGTTTTGGTTTCCATCCCAACTTAGTCATCCTGGAGCAATCCAATGGGCGGTTTGGTGTCCCGTTGGGTCGAGACGTATCCCATTTTATTTCTCCATCATATTTTACCACACTTGCTACACTATTGGATAGTTCCTTAATACTTACATTCTCACCAGATCCTACATTAACTAACTCTGCATTCTCAAAGTGATCCATTGCAAATAAACATGCGTCAGCAAGATCTTCAGAGTAAAGAAACTCTCTCTTTGGAGTTCCATCTCCCCAGAACATTACACTTTTCCCACCAGAATTTTGAAACTTAGTTATCATTGCAGGAATAACATGACCATTATCTGGATGAAAATTATCACCGGGGCCATAAAGATTTGATGGCATTAGTGACACACTCTTCATACCATATTGTTTATAGTAGGCCTGAAGCATTTTGATTCCAGAGATCTTTGCAATCGCATATGCATCATTTGTTGGTTCCAAGTAACCTGTAAGAAGAGAATCTTCTCTGACAGGAACTTCTGCAAACTTTGGATAAATGCAAACTGACCCCAAGAACAAAAACTTCTTGACTCCAAACTTCCAAGCACTATGAATCAAGTTGGTTTGAATCTGAATGTTCTCATAGATAAAATCCCCAGAATATGTGTCATTAGCGTAAATGCCTCCAACTTTAGCTGCGGCATCAAAAACATATTCTGGTTTTTCACTATCAAAGAAATCAAAAACTTCTTTTTGATTCAACAGATTCAATTCATTCCTTGTTCTTGTAAGAATGTTTGTATATCCCCTTTCATTAAGAACACGAACAATCGCAGATCCTACTAGGCCTCGATGTCCAGCAACGAATATTTTTGAATCTTTATTCATGGAACGACTACCTCAGGAGTAGGTAATGGGAACACGAGGGTCTTTCCTTTGAACTTTTCATTCCTAACAAAGAAGTTGCGGAAATGCCAAGGAAGAATTACAAAAACATCATACTTCTCAAGGACAAAATCCTCTACATCAATTGGAATCCATGTTCCGGGGGTAAAACAATTGGTCTTATCTGGATTAACGTCACCAATCATCTTAATGTGTTCTTTACCAATCCCCCATGTCTGAAGAGTTACATTGCCCTTTGTACTGGCACCAAGACCCGCGACCTTAAGTCCTTGCTCACGGAAATCTCCGATGATCTCCAAGAACTTATCTTTATTTTCCTCCATCCGAGAAGCAAACTCTTCCCAAGGATCTACAGTATTAAACCCAAGTTCCTTTTCTAGAGCAAGAACTCCGATCAATTTAGTTGTACACTCTGTTCCAGAAGGAGCTACAACTACTGAAATACTGCCACCATTAACATCATTAAACTCAAAGTCTAAGATTGTAAACCCAACCTTATCCATAATATATTTGATCTGCCTCATACCATAGTAAGACAGATGTTCGTGGCAAACAGTATCAAAAGAATTTGTTTTCCACATTGTTGGCATATAACTCTGTTCTAAAACCCAGATACCATCTGTAGCAAGGATATCCTTCACTTGGCGAGCAAACTCACAGGGATCTTCCAAATCATAGAACATCGAGAATGATGTTACTACTTTTGCCTTTTGATTTCCAAATCTTTTTTCAAATAAGTCTGCAGAAAAGAAGTCTGCAATCCAGTGAACATTTGATTTATAGAACTGACTAAATTTTTCTGACGTTGGATCAATACTTAATAGTTGCAAATCCTCTGGAAAGAATCCAAGAAATGTTCCATCATTTCCAGCAATATCAATAACAATATCTCCAGACTTTAATTTAATTTTATCTTTAATTTTTTCTGATTTTTCTTTTAAATGCTTGACCATTCCAGAGTTAAGTCCAGAACGATAACCATAATTTTGACCATACATTGTTGGAAGGTCAAAGGTGTGTTCTAACTGAACATGACCACAAGCACCATCATGTTCTTCGTCACACTTTACGAGTTTTAGTGGGCCTCTTGGCATTTCCTCATCAACTTCATCAGGAAAGATACCAGAGAGATATTGATCTCCGAGATCAAGAACTTCTACAAGATTTGGATTTCCACAAACACGACATTTTTCGATTTTGTGAAATAAATTACTTGTCATTTTTACACATTTCCTCTACTAACTGACTGAATGAGATTTCGGGATACCATCCAAGTTTCTCCTTTGCTTTAGTACAATTACCTAACAATGTCTCTACTTCTGCCGGACGATAATATTTAGAATTAACAATAATCACGGTTTTCCCGGTATTTGTATCAATCCCTACCTCATTTACCCCCTCACCAGACCACTCAAGGTTCATATTATAATGCCTTGCCGCCATTTCTGCAAACTCTCTAACAGAGTATTGTTTGCCTGTTGCGATCACATAGTCGTCTGGTTCATCCTGCTGGAGCATTAGCCACATCGCTTTGGCATAGTCTTTCGCGTGTCCCCAATCCCTTCTAGAATCGAGATTGCCGAGAGATAATACGTCTTGTTGTCCAGATGAAATTCGAGACAATCCAATGGTAATTTTTCTGGTGACAAAGGTTTCTCCCCGTCTTGGACTTTCGTGATTGAATAGTATTCCAGAACTTGCATGTAATCCATAAGACTCCCTGTAGTTTTTAACAATCCAAAATCCATATAACTTTGCTACGCCATATGGAGAGCGTGGGTAGAATGGTGTTGTCTCTGTCTGTGGAACCTCCTGAACGAGTCCATAGAGTTCGCTGGTAGATGCTTGATAAATGCGGACAGTGTCCTCCATACCAAGAATACGAACTGCCTCCAGTACTCTCAGAGTGCCCAGAGCATCAGTTTGTGCAGTGTACTCTGGCAGTTCAAAAGAAACCTTCACATGACTCTGAGCACCAAGATTATAAATCTCATCAGGTTTAACCTTCTGAATCACCTTGATAATATTTGTAGAGTCTGTCAGGTCCCCATAATGAAGATGCAACTGTTGATAGATATGATCAATCCTATGAGTATTAATCAGAGAAGATCTCCGAATAATACCATGAACTTCATATCCCTTTTCGAGAAGAAGTTCTGCAAGGTAAGATCCATCTTGACCCGTAATACCAGTAATTAAAGCGACTTTCATATAAGAATACTTTTTACCATTCTACAAAAAAAGAGGAGTTTTTACAACTCCTCAGTCAGAAAACAAATTTTAGAGGAGGATGTCAAAGGGTTTTACTGTAACCAGGGAGTGCTCTTTTCAGAACATCTACGATTGCAGAAACTCTAGGATCTGATCCCCCTGCGGATGGAGCGCTAACATGATCTTCAAGTTTAGACTCAAGTGCAGTAATCTTGTTTAGTTCTGATCGAAATGAATTAACTTGAGTCTCTAGAGACTTTACCTTTGCTTCCAGGGTGGCAATCTTGCTCACATCAACTCCTGCAGATGTTTGAGTTTCAAGTGTTTTAACTCTTTGCGCAAGACGTTGCAACTCTTGAGAAGCAGCATTTGGTGGTGTTGCAACTGGTGTCGGTTCTACTGTTTCAACTACAGCTTCGGAAGTCTGTGCAGTTGCATCAACTTTGATTTCAGGTTTTGGTTGAAGTTTTGTTTTTGTTGTTCTTGTTTTCATGACAATCAGGACTAAAAAATGATTTGTTTTATTTATTATTGAAAAGAGGGTCTTGATGACTCCACCAGGGCAGTTTTTAAGTCACTCCGCGACCACGAGCAGTAACGACATCATCGGTAACATAGCAGGGAACACCATCAGGATCTAACCAACATGTGTAGTCATGATCTTCCATGGCAGTCATCAGTTGCATCTCATTATCGCATAGATACATGTCTTTGTATCTACCAGTATAGGAGTCTGCTTTTTGAATTCGACAATCTGGTTTTCCGTTAATTTCTAGAATACCAACTTGAACATAACGATAAGGAAACCGCTCAAGAAGAACGGTTGGTTTTTTGACAACTTGCATCAGGAAACTCCAATAGACTCAAGATCTTCGTAAAGATAATCAATTAGAATTTCATAGTCATCCTCAGGTTCTCCAGAGAACACAACTCCTTCGCTTTGATAATATCGCATAACTTTTTTATAAAGTTTTGGATTTTTTACTCCGAGGTGAACTTCTCCATTTGCCACCGCTCGCAAGAGGTTTACATCTTTCTTGAACTTTTCTACCAGTGTCATTTTAAATGATTGTTGACTTTCTAATTATAAGGGAAAGGTCAGTTCCTGTCAAGCGGAGAGGGTGGGATTCGAACCCACGATAGGGTTGCCCCTATAACTCCTTAGCAGGGAGCCGCTTTCAACCACTCAGCCACCTCTCCCGGTTGGTGATCGGGAATAACCCGATGGGGGTCGCGAGGATCGAACTCGCCTTAGCCGAATTATGAGTTCGGTGCATTCACCAGATTGCTAGACCCCCAGTAGGACTGGAGGGAATTGAACCCTCTTCACACCGTTATAAGCAGTGGGCCTTAACCAATAGGCGACAGTCCCTTAAGATCCTTCTTCATGGTCTCTGTACATGCGTATGACTTCATCATCCGCAGGCATCATTATAGCAGTGTTTTCCCCATTTGTCACTCCAATGCTCTCACCTTTTTCTACTCTTGCCATCAGTTCATCCCAATTTTCTTGCCAGTACTCTACAGAGTGAATTTCCATCGTTCAGTAATTTATAAAAAAATCGGGATGATAGGATTCGAACCTACGGCCACTCGCTCCCAAAGCGAGTGCTCTACCAAACTGAGCTACATCCCGTTAATGAATCTAATATAACTCAATCTTGGTTTTATGTCAATCCATTTTTAAATCTGCATCGTCTCCAAGTTTTCCAATGTACTTGAATCTCTCTTCCCATGTATCTCCACCCTCTTGACCTTTCTTGGGGTTAATGCAAGTACTGTCTCCTAAGTTGTTGCAGACAAGACCTGCTAGATCTCTTTCGCTCCCCTCTATTCCTGTTGCCCATCTATGTTGACCATTGATCCATGTTGCACCGCATTTGGGGCATTCCTTCCTGCTAAGAGACAGGTCGGACAGCTCTCTATTTGGCATGGTTGTTGTTCTCCATTTCTTTGAGTAGGTTTGCTCTGTCTTTAAGAAGACGTTTTTTTAACTTCCTCTTAAAGAACCATATTCTAATGTCTAGAAAAAATTGACGAATTTTGAGGTCAATATACATGACCAACCTCATTGTAGCATCATAACCACCTATTAACACCAATACTACAAATGTGAGGAAAAGAAGATAAAACAGCGTCATAAAATAGCATCTTTATTTGTATATAGATGATACAAAACCTTTATAAATTATGAAGAAAGCGGAGAGGGTGGGATTCGAACCCACGGTGCCCGCGAAGACACGCTGGTTTTCAAGACCAGAGCCATCAACCACTCGACCACCTCTCCTTATCTTTCTTCAAAATCTAATCTACGAACTTTACGTTGCCTTCTTGCTTCTTGATAAGCAAGATCTTGAGCAGAAAGTTTATTTTGTTTTCTACTCTCACCAGATTTTATCATAACAATCTGACTCAAGTCAACCGCTGATACTTTATCTTCAGTGACTGTCATCATATTAGGACATCCACAGCATTGCGTTTTACTACTGCTGGAGATTTCCACATTGCAATTTTTGCATCGTACAACAATCATTTTTCATAATCCTCCTAATAGGAATGCTTGCTGACGGGATCGAACCGCCGGCCGCCTCGGTGTAAACGAGATGCTCTACCGCTGAGCTAAGCAAGCATGGTGGGTGGAAGGGATACATTATACCTTCACTGAGTGGGAATCACTAATGTGATAATAGGTCACCCAGACTTTCGGACCTCCTGGTAAGAGTTCTGTGCGAACACAGCGGGCACCACCCCTGTCCTACTATACATTACGCCGTGCCTCCACAAGCGTTATTCAGTCACACCCTATGGAACTGATCAGGTTCCAACTCCCCCGGCAGGATTCGAACCTGCGACCAATCGATTAACAGTCGATGGCTCTACCGCTGAGCTACAGAGGATTGATTTTTTGTTCCCTCTTAAGTTTGAAATACAGTTTGTGATACTTATCACACATTTTTCTGAGGACATCTCTGTCTTCATCAAAACCAAGTTTCTTGGTGTGTTGATAAGAACCTTCTAACTCTGATATAAGTAGAAGAATTTCAACTGGTTTCATGTTCCTAAAGAAGGAAAGCGGAATAGCGGATTCGAACCGCTGACATTCAACTTGGAAGGATGACGTTCTACCACTGAACTAATTCCGCATGTAGCAATTATACCGAATTGCTAATATGTTGTCAACTACTCAAAAACAAACTCTCTCCATTCTGATACTTTTGTTCTTTCTAATTCTAACATGACTTTGCTGATTGGTGCTTTTGGTTTTGAGCGAAGTTTCATGTTTGTTTCGTGTAAGTATTTATTGCCCTTTGCGACATTACATTTATCGCAACAAGCAACTAGGTTCTCCCAGGTATCTTCCCCACCCTTACTACGTGGAATTACGTGATCAATCGTTAAATCGCGAGTTGATCCACAATACTGACAGGAATATCCATCTCTTTTATAGATCATATTCCTGGTTGGCGTAGTGTCTGCAAATTTTAGGAATGGAATTTTAACATAATTTACAAGTCGAATTACTCTCTTTGAGATAAGTTTTGCTTTCTCTTTGAATAAAAGAATTACAGCCCTCTTCCAATTAGTAAACTGAAGAGGTTCATAGGAACTGTTTAATACCAAGACGGTAGAATACGGTTCTACAAACTCCATAGAATTACTCTCCATCTTTTTGATATTTATTCTTAAATGATGACCGGATTAAAATATATGAATTAAATATCATTAAGAAAATAAGGACCCAAAATAAACCAATCGTTGCAGGATTACTGACACATACGACATCGCCACCAACAAAAGTTAGATCATAAGTTTCAGCATGTGTTTCGATTGGTCTAATTGGTGTACTTGCCATAATAATAAAAAATGGAAACGACTCAGGTAGGATTCGAACCTACGACCGACTGCTTAGAAGGCAGTTGCTCTAATCCACTGAGCTACTGAGTCAAAAAAGGCGGGACAGATGGGGCTCGAACCCACGACCCCCAGCGTGACAGGCTGGTGCTCTAACCAACTGAGCTACTACCCCTTAATCTGGATCGACCAAATTATTATACTGATCTTCAGTGATTTCGTCAAGACTGAAGACCTCAAGATTTTTGATGTCGTTCTCAAACCATTCATAAAATTCATCAATCAGGGCAAGACGATTATAAGTTTCTGAAACACCAGTTTTATCGGCAATTGTATCTTTTGCCCAATCACGAACATGATTAAAGATTTCTTCACTCGTCTTTTCCATAGTAGTCTTTTCGATAGTATCGCGAGAGGATGTTACCATTGTAGTATGCTGGCGTTCCATCGTCAAGCGACTCGGTGAGGACATTGTGAAAGAAGAGTTGTCTCGTTTCTTCGAAATTGACTTTGCCCTTTGTTTTATGTAATGAGAGGATATGGCGACTAAAATTCGATTTACCGAGTCTCCCAACATCCTCGTTAAGTTCTGGACAAGAGCCATAATACTTTTTCCAATCTGATTCTGATTTTACTTTGCGTTTTTTCCCTCTTGGAGTTCTGAACTGCCAAAAGTATTTTCTGCCGATATATTGTTTACCTGATTGTAGATTAGTAATCCGGTAGACAAAACCGTACATATCGTTAATATCCTCAGATAGAAAAGTTCTACCCTTAAAAACCCAGGGGTTTTCATAGTCAATATCGATATTCGTCAATGATATCTAAAACTCTGTTTAGATATTTATTTGCTAAATCTTTATCTCCCTGCCAAAATGTTTCTGGTTCATTATCAATCTCGTGCTTTAACTTATGAACCCTGGCCTTCAACTCGTCTTTATCCAATGAATTTCTGGGCATAACGGAAAGATATTTCTCATACTATTTAATCACAATCCTTCCGTTATGTCCACATTTGTTAAAGTTTAAAACCACTAAATGTGTCTTTGCTCACATCCTGCTTAATGCCACCAACTACGTATGATTCTACCTCAGTCTCCTGCGGCGCAACCTGAAGACCCTTGGAGGAGATCCAGTGCTGTGTCCAGGGCAATGGATTGTTCTTCGCTGCAATATCATATTGCGGTTTGAGTCCAATTGCCTTGAGGCGACGATTAGCAACCCACTCAACATATTGTTGAAGAAGTTTATCATTCAGACCAATCATAGATCCATCCTTGAACAGATACTCAGCCCAACGCTTTTCTTCATTCACAGCACGATCAAACATCTTATACGTCCAATCCTCTTCTTCTTTCATGATCTGTTGCATCTCAGGATCATCGCCCTGCTTCCATTTGTTTAAAATGTTTTGGGTGATAGCGAGGTGTTGGTTCTCGTCCCTGGCAATAAGGGAGATAATTTTTGCAGAACCTTCCATGAGTTTAAGTTCACCAAAAGCAAAACTACAAGCAAAAGAAACGTAAAAGCGTATCCCCTCCAGTATGTTGACGTTTGCGATTGCTCTGTAGAGTTTTCTTTTGACATCACGAATCTCCCATTGTGAACTTGGAGAGTCTTTAAAGTCGGGTCTCCACATGTTTCCAGTTCCCCAAGCTTGGGCGCTGTTGATAAAATCATCATAGGACTCTGTAACGCTACTAGCACGTTCTAGAATACGCTCATCCGTCACGATCTTATCAAAGACCTCTGCGGGGTCTGAATAGACGTTCTTGATGATATATGTGTATGACTTTGAGTGAATCATTTCCATGAATCCCCAAACCTCCATACATGCTTCCAATTCTGGAAGAGAACAATATGGAATGAATGCCATGCCTGGGCCTCGACCTTGAATAGAATCTAACATAATCTGATATTTCAGATTTGATGTATAGATATGCTTCTGTTCTGGTCGAAGAGTTTGATAGTCTCCTCTGTCTTTTTGTAGAGATACTTCTTCTGGTCTCCAGAAGTATCCCAACTGTTGCGTGGTAAGTTTATCAAATACTGGGTATTTGTATGAGTCGTATCTCTGGACTCCTAATGGTGGACCGAAAAACATCGGTTGCTTTTTAATATTCACTTGTTCAGTATTAAAGACAGTCATGCCTTTAACTTCCATATTTACATCCTTGGTAGAAGAAACTTTAAACTGCACAGGATTCACACTCTCCCTCCTCTGATTGACTTAGTTCACTTATTAAATTTTGAAGATTGGGTTTTTCTTCTTCCAGGTCATCTGACTTAAGGTCATATGTATTCTGGTAGTAAGAAGTTTTCCACCCGTATTTGTATGTAGTTAAAAAATCATTTGCCATCACAGAGACTGGAACTTCATTGTCTGGATAGTTTTCAGGATTGTAACTCCAGTTACCAGATATTGCTTGATCAAAGAATTTCTGCATTACAGCAACGATGTTGATATAACCACGATTATCTTTCATCTCCCAAAGAAGAGTGTAATGATTTTTGTGCGTAGTGTACTGAGGGACAATCTGTTTAAGCGGTCCCTTCTTGCTCTTTTTAGTGGACAAAAAGGCTCTAGGTGGTTCGATTCCATTTGTTGCGTTTGACACAACGGAACTGCTCTCTGATGGCATCTGAGCAGACAATGTTGAATGTCGTAGTCCGGTTTCTTGAATATTCTTCCGAAGACCCTCCCAATCATGAATCAACTTGTGACACGAGATTTCATCTACATCTGACTTATATGTATCAATTGGAAGAATTCCATCAGCATACTTGGTACGTCCAAAATACTCACAATGACCTTTCTCTGTAGCAAGTTTGTTGGATGCTTTGAGTAGGAAAAACTGGAATGATTCTGCAAGTAAATGGACAGCATCCCAGGCTTCCTGAGAGTCGTAATTAAATCCCAACTTAGCAAGATAGTGTGCGAGTCCAATAAAACCTACTCCAAGGGATCTCCGCGCCTTTGTAGCGACCTCTGCTGCCTTGACTGGATAGTCCTGATAGTCGATTAATTCATCTAAAGACCTCACAGTTAGATCACACATCTCTTCCAACTCTTTGTCAGAGTTTACCTTACCAACATTAATTGCAGAAAGAATGCACAAAGCAATCTCTCCATCTCCGTCAATATGTTGAAGAGGATATGTTGGCAACGTGATCTCTTGACAAAGATTGCTCATCTCAACCTTATCCTTAAAAGATGAGTGACTGTTGCAGTGATCGATATTCATGATGTAGATACGACCGGTCTCTGCCCTCTCCTTCAGGAGATTGAGAATCAGTTCCTGTGCCCCCACAGTTTTTCTTGGAACAAACTCATCTCGTTCAAAACCCACATATAGATCATCGAACCTATCAGTACCAAAAGCGTCATATAGACCTGGTACGTCATGCGGTGAGAACAAGCTAATTTCTCCATTCTGGATGAAACGCTCATAGAAAAGTTTTGAAATCTGGATGGAGTAGTCAAGTTTACGAACCCTGTTATCTTCTGTGCCTTTATTATTTTTTAGAACAATAATATCTTCTATTTCTTGGTGCCAGATTGGGAAGTGGACAGTCGCGCTTCCGCCTCGTATGCCATTTTGAGTGCAGCATCTGACAGTGCTCTCAAATTTTTTGAGGAATGGTACAACACCTGTGTGTTGAACTTCTCCGCCTCTGATTTTACTGTTGATGCCACGGATTCTGCCTGCGTTGATACCGATGCCCGCCCTTTGTGCAACGTATTTGCCAATAGCCATATCAGAGCTAAAGATGCTATCGAGGGTGTCATCAACATCAACAAGAACACAGCTAGCAAATTGTCGAAGTGGAGTTCGCACTCCTGCCATGATAGGTGTGGGAATGTTGATTTTGTGCTTGCTGATTGCGTTGTAGTATCTTCTGACATAGTCGAGTCTCGTCTCTTTGGGGTACTCTGCAAATATAGTCAGGGCAATCATGATATACATGAATTGTGGAGTTTCGTATACTCCACCACTACTACGATCCTGTACCAGATACTTATCAACTACCTGGCGCAATCCTGCATAGGTGAACAAAAAGTCACGACCGTGATCTATGAAACTATTTACCTTTTCAATCTCTTCTTTAGAGTATTTCGTAAAAATTTCACTATCATATACTTGCATATTCACACAATTTATGATGTGATTCTCAAGAGAGGGAAGTTCTCTCATCTTTCCATAGATCTGTTTACGAACAGCGAAGAGAAGTAATCTTGCCGCAACATATTGATAGTTTGGATGTTCCAAATCAATTAGATCACTTGCACTCCTAATCAAAATTTCCTGAATTTCAGCTGTCGTGATCTTATCATAAAACTGAATACCAGATTGCATCTCAACCTGACTGGAAGAAACTCCAGCAAGACCTTTACATGCTTCCTCAACCATCAAGTGCATTTTATCAAGGTCAAGAGGTTCGATCGTCCCACTTCTTTTTGTAACCTTTAAACCATTACTCATATCTTTTTCCAGGTATTGAATTTAAGTTTTGCTTCTAGTCCAGAGTATGTATTCGATTCTATCAAGGATTGTACGTTATGTCCAGACATCACCATATCATTTATATCCTTTTCCACAATGTTATTTGGCCATATCACTATGGAGTCTCCACTTTCGATTGTCTTTCCAATTCGTTGGACAATCTCTCGATTCCTTGGTTCATTATCATAGATCCAAACAGGATTGTTAATCCCCCAACGACGAACATCAGCGTCAGCTCCGCACATAGCAATCGCGTTGCAAACGAAAGTCGAGTCGAATGGTCCTTCGGTAACGTAGACACTCTCATCCTTTTTAATTTGATCGAGGCCATAGATTTTTGGTGCATCATCATTTAGCATTATAGTAATGTACTTGATTGAGTTCGGACTTAATGCCCTACCCTGAAATCCAACTAACTTTTTTTGATAATGTATTGGAATTACAATTCTTGATTCCTTGTAGAGATTATCAAACTCCACTTCTTTAAAAGATTTTACAAAAGCAGAAAAGTCTTCAGAAAAATAGAAGTGATTTGGATTTAGTTTACGCTTCTGTAAGTATTCTGAAGCAACTTTAAATTCTGAACAGAGGGGTAGATCAACCCTCTCCTTAAACATTGGTTTTTCAAACTTAAACTCTGGTTCATCAACAACAAAGTTTCGACCGGTATGACCGTCTCTAAACTTCTCCAAAGAATACTGTTTATGTATTGCAGGATCCACCTTCTTTATGAAGTTGTTTAGAGACATTGAAGCACCACAATTGTGGCACTTAAAGTTGGTGTTTGATTTTACCGAATATATGTATCCTCTAGTCTTGCTTTTATTCTTCTTAGAGTCTCCACATATAGGACAACGGAAATTATAAAGATCGGTCTTGACTCTCTTAAATTTTTCTAATCTGACAGAGATTAGATTTACATATTTTGAATCAACGTGATCCATTCACAAATTTACCTCTGGACGCATCATAACACGAACTG